TATCAGGGTTGAAAAGAAACGGCTGGTTTAAACCTTCTGAGACAATTGTTTCCGTAAAATCTGAAAATCCATATGTTAATGTTACGGGTCTACAAAATTATACAATCAAAGAAAACGCTCCATTTTATAATAAGTTGTGGTTTAAAGCGCTACTGTTTACAGGTGGAGTAGCTACTGGTGTTATAATCTCAAGATAACTTTTTTCCTTTTCCTTAATATTAAACCTTCTAACTATTAGAAGGTTTTTTTATTTAAACTTGTTTAGTTTAAACTTTATATGTTATATTTGTAAAAAATATAACTAATATGGAAACCAACAAAAAATTTACAGAAGATGAGTTGATTGCAAAAAAAGAAGAAATGTTGCAATTTTACAAAGAATCTATGACTTATCTAGAGGCACAGTATGCTTATGAAAAGATACTTGCTGATATAGATGAGCAAAGATTTAAAAGATCTCAAATTCAGTATCAACTAGCAATGATGCATGTAGCTCAGGAACAAGAAGATACACCAGAAGAAGAGTTAACAGCTAAAACAAAAAAACTAAAAACTCAGTAAAATGGCCTTAGTAAATCGCATTGAGAAAAAGGCTGTAATGCAAAAATGGGATTTAATTAAATTTCAAATACTCACTTATTGTTATCTTAATAGGGTTTCAATAAGTGAGTCTGAGCTCAATTTTTTAACTTTATTAAGTTTAAACGAACCCGTAGAAACTACAAATTTTTGTTTTGATGTATCCGAAGAAGAATCTTGGATTTTTAAATCACAACAATCAGCAAGAAATGCTATTAATAAATGTGAAAAAAAAGGCTTAGTAATTAAAGATCCTGATAATAAAAAACAAATTAAAATAAATCCTGAATTGCATTTGGGTAAAGAAGGTAATATTTTATTTGAACTTAAATTTTTTGCTAAAGATGGTCCCGATAAGAGCTACAAGTTTGATTAATCCTGTTGCCGAAGAACTTAATATTTCAGAAGAAATGTTAGAGGACATGGTAATTTTTTATTATAACAATTTAAGAAAAACTTTATCTGGATTGGTTAATTTAAAAATTGATGTACCTGGATTAGGACATTTTTTAATTAGACAAGATAAAGTAAAAAGTGCTATAAATAAAACTACCTTAAATTTAGAGGGTTTAGATCCAGGATCTTTTTCTAGTTATCATTATAAAAAACTACAAGAAGAAAAACTAAAGATGTTACTTTCTATAAAAGATAAAATAGATGAATTTTTAATTGAACGAAAACAATTTAGAGATGAGCAAATTAAGTACCATTTGGAAAAAGAGAAAACAAATTCTAGAGGGAATAACTAATAGTGTTCTTAGAGATGAGTTTGTAGAAGATATTGCAAAAACTAGATTAGAAATTTGTAATAATTGTGAATTTAAAGGTAACAAGTGTATGGTTGCTGGTACAGGACCCTGTTGCAATGTTTGTGGATGTTCATTATCATTAAAAACTAGAGCTTTATCAGATCAATGTCCTGAAAGTAAATGGATAGCTATATTGACTCAAGAAGAAGAAGATAATTTACATAATTTGTAAAAATATAAAACCAATATTATGAGTATAGTATTTAAAGCAAGTGATCATAGTTATACTAGTAATGATGGTAATGATATCAAATGGGTATCTGTAACTAAACTAGTATCTAATTTTAAAGAACCTTTTGATGCAGAGGGTGTAGCAGCTAAAGTCAGTAAAAATAAGAAATCTAAATGGTATGGTAAAACTGCTAAAGAAATTCAAGCTGCTTGGAAAGAAGAATCTGAAAGAGCACTTGAGCTAGGTACATTTTATCATAATCAAAGAGAAGCTGATCTTTGTGCTTTAGCTTCTATTGAAAAAGAAGGTGTACCACTACCTGTATTTGCACCTATTGAAAAAGATGGTGTTAAAGAAGCACCTGATCAAAAGTTAACTCCTGGAATATATCCAGAACATATGGTTTATCTTAAATCAGCAGGTATATGTGGTCAATCAGATTTAGTAGAAGTAATTGGGGACCATGTTAATATTATAGATTACAAGTCTAATAAAAAAATAGAAACAGAATCTTTTGTTAATTGGGAAGGAATTTCTAAAAAAATGTTATTCCCAGTAAATCACTTAGATGATTGTAATTATTATCATTATGCATTACAGTTAAGTATATATATGTATATTATACTAAAACACAACCCTAAATTAAAACCAGGAAACATTTACATACACCATGTCACTTTTGAACAGGAATCAGAAAATGAATTTGGATATCCTATATATGCAAAAGACTCAGAAGAAAATCCTATAGTAAAAGATGTTACTCCAATGGAGGTGCCTTACCTAAAGGATGAGGTTATTGTAATTATTCAGCATATCAAAGAACATGGTATAAATACTTATAAAATATGATAGTTAAATTATTTGATTTACAGAATGGTAAGATTGTTCCCTCAGAACATTGTTATACACTAGAAACTTTAAGAAAGATAATGGATGAATATCCTGAAGATTATATGAAAGTATATCAATATCTTTTTTATATGACTTGTCCTGATCCGGATTCTAATCCTTTTTTTCATGTACCCGAATCAGATAAAGAGATCCTTATATTTAATGAATTAAATCCGGAATTTTCTACAGAAGATGATGAGATACAAAGAGCTTTAGGTTTTTGTGAAAAGCTTTATGAAACACCTACTAAAAGAGCTTATGATGGAATCAGGAAAGCATTAGATAGAATTGCTAAATACATGGCCAATACTCCTATTACAGATGGTAAAGATGGAAACATAGGTCAGATAAGAGCTATGGCAAAAGACTTTGAATCTATTAGACAATCATTTAAAGGAGCATATAAAGATCTTCAAGATGAGCAACAATCTAGAATCCGTGGCGGAGGTTCTATGGCATATGACCAATAATTATGGAAGAGTTTATTCAAGATATACCTACATGGGATAATGGTACCTGGACTACTAGTACTTATACCCGGGATGATTTTAAAGAGTTTGTCACTAATCTATTTAAAGAACCAGGTCAATATACTTTTGATAAGGATACTTTAGCTATAGGTAAACAAGAAGCTATTAAGTTTGAAAAGTTAGGGTATTATTGTGATAAACCTTTTAAATCAAAAGACTTTACTGATTACTGGAATCTTGAAAAAGATAAATGTAGAAAAGGATTAATCATTAAGAATAATAATGGTACATGGTTTTTGACCAGAGACTATTACATGTGGTTAAACTTTCTTCCTATTTTTGATAAAGAAAAAACTAAATTTGGTTTTGCTAAACTTAGAGATGCTCAGTATCACATGGCTTTATATGAGTTATTAGCTGAATTAAATTGGAAACATGCTGCAATTTTAAAGAAGAGACAAATAGCCTCGAGTTACTTTCATGCAGGTAAACTGATAAACCAACTATGGTTTGAAGAAGGTGTTACCTTAAAAATGGGAGCAGCTCTTAAAGATTATATTAATGAAAAAGGTACTTGGAAATTTCTAGATGAATATGCTAACTTTTTAAATGAGCACACTGCTTGGTACAGACCTATGAACCCTAAAAAGGTTCTTATGTGGCAACAGAAAGTAGAAGAAAAAGTAAATGGTAGAACTAAAGATAGAGGACTGAAAGGTACTATACAAGGTATGTCTTTTGAAAAAGATCCTACTAACTCTGTAGGTGGTCCGGTTAAATACTTTTTTCATGAAGAAGCAGGGATTGCACCTAAAATGGATCAAACTTATGAATATATTAGACCTGCTTTAAAATCAGGTTTTGTCACTACTGGTTTATTTATTGCTGCAGGGTCTGTGGGTGATCTTGATCAATGTGAACCTTTAAAAGATATGGTAGTAAATCCTGTATCTAATGATATATTTCCTGTAGAATCTAATCTTATAGATGATAAAGGTACAATAGGTTTATCAGGTTTATTTATTCCGGAACAATGGTCCATGCCGCCTTATATAGATGATTACGGCAATTCTAAAGTAGAAGATGCATTAGAGGCTTTAAGTGAACAATTTACTCAATGGAAAAAGGAACTTACTCCAGAACAGTATCAATTAAGAATATCCCAGCATCCGAGAAATATAAAAGAAGCTTTTGCAACAAGAACAGTTTCTAAATTTCCACAACATTTATTATCTCATCAAGCAGAAAGAATTAGAAACAAAGACTATCCTTATGAGTTCTTAGATATCTATCCAAGAGTTGATGGTAAACCAGAAGTAAAAATAACAAATAAGTTACCAATATCTGAATTCCCGCTATCTAAAAAAGCAAGTGATAAAACAGGTGTACTAGTAGTATGGGAAAGACCTGTAGAGAATCCTGAATTCGGAATGTATTATGGAAGTATTGACCCGGTTTCAGAAGGTAGAACAACATCTTCAGATTCTTTGTGTTCTATTTATATTTACAAAAGAAAGATTCAGGTTAAAAAAATAAACGGTACAGAGGTAACTACTTACTTAGAAAGAGA